CGCGGAACTTATCCCATGAGGTGTAGAGCATGCCATCCACAGTATACAAGGGCGATTTGACCGAGATTTCCTTCGGTCACGAGACAGGTTTAGTATTGGCAGATAACTACTCAAGTTCCAGTTTTAACTTCCAAGTTGTTACAACAGCGGGTGAAAATACCAGTATACTTCGTTTGACTAATGGTGCTGCATCTACTCCGGTTGAAGGTGGAATACTCAAAGTTCCAAAAGGAATGCTCGTTGGTGCAAAAATATCTATTATTGGAGGGGGTGCTTTCAATTTGGATGATAACCAACTTACTGGTAAGATGTTTACTGTTGTAGGTCATTTACCTGATGAAGCGAACACACGAACCGATATTACTGTTACACCTGCTCTTTCTACTTCAACGACCACTAATTCAACTTCAGGTGATTCTCTTGTTTTCCATTCGTTTACGCTACCATCTTTAGATGTAAATATGGGTTATGATGATGAAGCACATGATAGTTCTGAGTCATCTCTCACAGACCAGTTTCTTGGTGTTACAACTGCCGTAACATTGCCTGAGACGCGAGTAGACCTCAAGCGTTACCATGTCGTTGGCCTTGGTCGAGATGTATCAGTGCAGGTTCCGGGCCGCTTCATCAACGAAGGTGGCTCCTTTGAAGTCAACATGCACAATCCACGATGGTTATACTATTGTCTCGGTATGGAATCAGTCATTGTGGGTGAGAGCACCTATGATATAAAAGATGCTGATGAAGCCACCCTCACCAGCGCTTCGTTAGAAGCCTCGGGCGTTCTTGTAAATGAAAGTGATTTTTCCGCTGGAACTCAAACAGAAATTACAGTGGATACTGTTGATGCAACAAGCAGGTTTGCTGTTGGTGATGCAATATTCCATGCCAATGCTTTCGTTGGGACAGTAAAAACTGTGACTACAAACTTAATTACTCTTGAAACGGCAAACGCCATTGATATGAATAATAATGATGACATTCAACGAGCAAAGACAAGAACCGACGTAGCGTTATCTGCTGGTGATACTGTTATTAGTTATGCAAATGGCGGTGCAGTGCCAATATTTTCACAAGGCACTACTACTGTTGGAGTGGGTGATTATGTTATAATCAAAGATTTGGCTACACAAAGTATTACTTCTTTCAAAGAAGGCGACCAAACAGCGTTTGGTGCTGCTGCAAGTAGCCCCGAAGCCACTGCTAAGAGCACTTATTTTGATACCACAGAAACCAGTGAAATCCGTCGAATCGTTGGAATTACTTCAACTCAAATATTCCTTGATGACCCTCTATGTTTCCCTCACGCTTCGGGTAAAGTGCTTCGCTTCGCAAAGTTTGACGCTGCTGCTCTTTATGGTAGTCCTAATCGCGCATCCACTGGAGTTCTCACAAATGGTGTAACTCGTCTTCTCTATTCGCGTAGTCATGTGCCATCCTTTGCAATGGAAGTTAGTATTCGTCGTCGTGATAATCAGGCTGATGATGGAACCCCTAATGAAGTCATAGATGGTGGAACAACTGATGCAAAGCAATTAACACGTGTTTTCCGTGGATGTAAAGTCAAGGAGTTCTCTTTAACTGCTGATACAGATGCAGCACTTCGTCTTTCTCTTGGTTTCGATTCTGCCCTCTGTTATACAGATACTGGAAGATTGGAAACTCAGGCTAATGGTTTTACTTCGGACCAAGAAACAGCAAGAGGTGATAGATATGATGCTCATCGCATTTTTGAGGATACCGCAAATACAGATGTTGCTCGAAAAGAAGCAGGTATTGCTGTTGGCACTCAAAAACCATACATGTTTTACAATGGAACCATCACACTTGCAGGAGTTCAGATTGGACAAGTTGTATCTTTCACAGTCACTGGGACCACTGGTGTGCAGCAATTCTACACCATAAACGGTGCACCTATCACCGATAATGCTGCTGACCAAGTTCCGTTTGCTGGTGCTCGTAACGCAAGTATTGCTGTTGAAGGTCAGACAGAATACATGGCTGACTTAGAAATTATCGTGGATGACCCTGTGTTCTACCACAAGATGCGGCGTGCTGTAGACCACGATGCCACAACTGCGAACATGATTCGCCTATCATTCACAAAGGCTGGTAGTGCTGGCACACGTGAGAGTATAGACATCTATCTCGATGACTACGTCATCACTGAGGCTCCACTTCCTATCCCTGAAGACAAGGGACCAATTCGCGCACCGCTCAAGGTCATGCCCAAGGCAATGCGTGTGATTTCAACGGATACTCTATTCCATTGCTGAGGTGAAAAGATGATGCCAACGCCCCGTGAACGTGTCTATCACTTCCGGCGTAAGACCGCTCAAGGATACGGCGAGTGGTTTGCACAGCGTATGGGGGTTGAAGGAGAGATTCTCATTTCTCATCGCTCTCGTGATTTGATAGAAGAAGCCGTGCTTTCCCAAGCCTCAGTATATAAACCAGCAGCAAAAAGCCCTGATAGTGATGCGAACGAGACAGATGTGACACCTGAAACTGTCACAGATGTCACAGTAGAAGACATCCCTGACTCGGCAGAGTTTCCCAATGACATTTCCTACGATGCTATGACGCTCGTTGAACTCCGTGAGGAGTGCAAGCGTCGCGACCTCCCGTATTACGGGACCAAGGCTGAAGTCGCCCTGCGTTTGCGGCGCGACGACGAAGGTATCGAGGAAGCAACCACGGCTGAGTCCGAGGCCCCCGCTGATGAAGCGGCTGCCGAAGAACAGCCGGATGCCCCCGACGAAGAGTCGGCTGTAACCGAGGTGGAAAATAATGCCAGTAGTGGACAAGAACAAACTGTTGAGACAAACGAATGAGACAAAGCATACAATCCCGATTGACCCTGATGACCCTGATGCGGTCATGGAGGTGTGGATTAGGGATATTTCATTCTTCGATATACAACGAGCCACACAGGAACTTTTCGACATCGGTGGAGGAGGCGAACTTAGCCTCAACCTCGAAGCATATTGGCGCTTCGCCTTTACCAGTTGGATTATGAAGACCAACCCTACTCTCTCTACTGATGAGATTTTGAATCTCAAGGGTGATGTTGGGAACGCAATCTCCTCTCTACTCCCCAGTCCTGATGAACTTGCACAGACCGTGCAAGGGGGGTTTACGAAGGGCGACAGCGCGTAGTCGAGGATTTCCTCGCACGCAAGGCTGTCAATAGCCCCGAAGATTTGGTCCTACAATTGGAATTGTGGGCTTACATGGTAGCAAAGCACTACGGAGTATCACTAAAGGAAGTAGATGAAATGAATCCAGATACTTTCCGCCGTTCTCTCGTATGGGCGCTTGTCGCGCGTAAGGAAGAGGAAAAGGCGAATAAGCGGCAACGCCAAGAGGCAAAGAGTGGCGGGCGAGAGACAGTGAGCGTTGACTACTCGTTCCTTGACAGGGAGGACTTCTGATGGCTGGAATCGCAACACTGGCTGGTAGCCTCAGCACGCTTGGCACTCTTTCGCAAAGTGTCTCATCTACATTCAGTTCCCTCGGCTCAGTATTTAGTGGGGCTATGAACACTGTCAAAGAAGCGTTCATGAACATCTGGAATACAATCAAAGAGAAGTATGAGCAACTAAAGGCTTGGATAGATGAAAATCTTGGTCCGATTTGGGATTTTATTAAAGAGAGAGCGATTGCCGCTTGGGATGGTATCAAGTCCGCTTGGGACGCAGTGATTGTTCCGATATGGGAATGGCTCAAAGAAAATGGAGCCGCTGCGTGGGAGCAACTCAAAGTAGACGCCTCCGGCACTTGGGACGCCATCAAGGGTGTTTGGGATACGGTAATTGTGCCCATATGGGAATGGCTCAAAGAGAACGGAGGTGCTGCATGGGGAGCCGTAAAAACTTCAGCAGAATCTGTATGGCAATCAATCAAAGACACTTGGAATAATGTTGTGGTCCCAATATGGGATGGTTTGAAGGTTACAGCGGCAGGAGTTTGGGAATCCATCAAAAACACTTGGAATGGAACGGTTATGCCGATTTGGGATAAACTCAAAGAAAAACTCGGAGGAATATGGGACACTGCCAAGGAAAAGTGGGAAGGTTTCACTGGAAACATCAATACATGGTGGGTCAAGTTGAAAGGCACAATCGGTAATATTAGAGCGACTCTTGGAGGTGTTTGGGACACTGCCATGACAAAGTGGGAAGAGTTCAAGGAAAAAATCAAAACAGGATACAAAAACGTCCTTGACCCAATAGTAGAAGGTCTAAAGACGGGTTTTAATGCAATCAAAAACACCTTTGAGTTCATTAGTTCACTGATAGGTGACATCGTTTCTACGGCTGGTGACCTTCTTGGCGATGCTATTGGGATAGCAACAAGCGCTGTATCAGGTTTCTTCGATGGTGGTAGTGCTACTGGAACGACGGCCACTGGCGGTGGCGGTGGCGGTGCCTCTACTATCAACATCACAGTCAATGCCGGAGGTATCACAGACCGCACAGACAAGCGCGAACTTGCGCGTGAAATTGGTAATATGATTCAACAAGAAGTCGCTCGCGGACAGGGTGGTAGCACCATGAGTGGGAGGATGTGAGTATGGCAAGTGGTTATGCAACTCCTATCCGCCTCATCCTTGATGATGAGGAGAAGACAGCAATTCGTCTTGACGCTACCCGTATTGGTATGAGCGTAGAACGTAGAGTAGGAGGGTCACCAATTCCATTTACTGGTGGTAAGCGATTTGGTATTGACCTTAACATGTCTAATTCTACTATAGTTATTGACGGTGTGTTTGTAGATGACACTGTAGATAGGGA